CGTATTCAAAACAATGCTGGTACTGTTCACGGCAGGCTTCGTAGCATGGTGTCTGAAGCTGCACTTAAGTATGGCTTAGAAGCAGACCAACTGCCTAAGCGTACGATCATTGAAGCAGTTCAAGAACAGATCCGTAAAGCTGGTGAGTACGATGCTTTCCTGCCTGACGGTGCTAAGATTGGTTTTGATGAGATTGACGCTGCGGGTACACGTATTGCTGAACTGCTGACTGACCCACAAGCTGATCCTGGTTGGCTCAGACTCATGTTGAATGAGTTCAAAGAAGAGTACACTAGGCTCGGTAAAAAAGCCGCTGTACTGACTGATGAAGGCGTTAATGCTGGCATGAAAGCTATCAAGAAATATCTTGATGAGTATGTCAACATGGATGCTGAAAAGGCACGTGCATATCTTGTTAATTCTTTGGCTGGTCAGGTTTCTGACATCGCTGAGCAAGCACGTAACATGGAAGGCACTCTTGCAGTCCAACAGGCTCAAGAGCGTATTTTTGACCGTCTGACCTATCTCGTCATGGAGACTGGTCTTGCTAAAAAGATGCGTGGTCAAAAGCTAAACTTCCTTAACACTTGGAAGCGTAATCCTAATAGTCCTGAAGCTGTTGCTGACGCTGCCCGAGAGGCTGCTAAAACAGCAGCCGATATGCAGCAAGAGGCTGCTGATGAAGCACTGGCTTTCATTCAAACTTTGAAAGCTGTTGCTGATGAGCGTCCTGAGTTCTTCGATCCGCTGCGACTGGCTTATGAGTTCTCTGATGGTGACATTAACACCATGGGTAAACTCAACGAGTATATCAAAGAAAGCCTGCCTGCTATTCAAAAAGCAGTATATGACAAGCGTCCTGATATTCCTAACGCTATTGTCCAAGGTCTATATTCTAACTACTATAACTCTATCCTGACATCTGCCTCTACACCTGCTAAGGCATTGTTCGGTAACGTTGGTGGTATGATTGCCAAGCCTGTTGCCCACATTGGTGGTGCTGCAATCGGTCTAGATGCACGTCAAATGAAGCGTGGTTGGGTTGCCTACAGCTCTGTGCTAGACTCCTTTATGAAAGGAACTAAGCACATGGGTAAGGTATTTACCATGGCATCCAAAGATCCTAACAGCGTCAGCTATATGGTCCGTGACGACCTGGCTGTACGTAACGAAGAATCAATGGAACTGCTTCGTTCGTTTGCTAATGCAGCGTCTGAGCGTGGTGAAGACGGACCTGCAGCTCTGCTAGAAATTGCAGAAACCTTACAAGATCTGGGTAACAATCCTATCCTTAGGTTTGGTGCCAATGCTATGTCTGCGTTTGACGGCTTTACCCGTGCTGTCATGGCTAACGGTCGTGCACGCATGCTGGCATACGACGAGTTCATTGACGAAGGCATCACTAAACCTACCAAAGAACAGTTTGCAGCTAAGGCAAAGGAATACTACGACTCTATGTTTAACAGCAAGGGTCTGATTAAAAATGACTACGTTGATTACGCTACCAGTGAGATTGCGCTGAACCTTGACACTCCACGTGTCCGGTCGTTTACCAATCTTATCAAAGCTAACCCTTGGATGAAACCGTTTGTGCTGTTCCCTAAGACCAGTGCTAACGTTGTGTCTACCTTCGGTACTTACAGTCCTGTCACCATGTTTATGGATGACTACAAAAAGATTGTATTGAACACACCGATGGAAGGGTTTACTGCCGATGAGCTGGACAAACTGATGACTCCTCGTGGTCTTAAGCCTACCCAGGCTGAGTTTGACGGTTTGCGTGCAGAACTGCGTGGTAAAAAGGCTATCGGCGTGGCTGCTATTATGAGTGCCTTTGGTTTGTGGAATGCTGGCAGAATCCGTGGTAACGGTCACTTTGATCCTAATCGTCAACGTGTTCGTCAAGAACTAGGTTATCAAAAGAAAACCTACATGGATGATGACGGTAACTGGCACAGCTACGACTGGCTTGGTCCGGTCGGTGACTGGATGGCATTTACTGTTGACGTTATGGATAACTTTACCAGCATCTCTGAACCTGACCTGTTCCTTAACAAAGCATGGTTTATCCTTGCAGCGTCTTTGACCAGCCGGGATATGTTTGCTGGTATGGAACCCATGTTTGACGTGATGCGTGGTGACCAGGGTGCACAAACTCGTTGGGCTGGTAACTTCTTGAGCCCGCTTGCACCGTTGCATGGTGTACGGCGTGACTTGGGTCGTGTCATAACACCTGCACTGAAAGTTGTCGAAAACGAACTGGCTGCTCACATTCGTAACAAGAATGGTGTGGCTGATCTTGTTGACCCCGAAGGTGCACTGCCAGAGCTGCATGACTGGCTGTACGGTGATAAGGTAGGTTACGCAGAAAACCCGTTTGTTCGTGGTTGGAATGCGGTTATGCCTATGAAGATCTACGAAGGTCGTGAGCGTCCTGAAGCCGATTTCTTGATGAAGATTGAGTACGACACCCGTCCTGTGTTTAACGTAGCAGAGAACGGTGTTAAGTACACTGCTGAGGAAAAAGCCAAGCTATTTGAGATCATGGGTAAGGATGGTTATTTCAAAGATGAGATTGCCCGACTTATGGATATCTACGACGCTGATGAGTGGCGTGATACCATCCATGGTTTGCGTATGAAAGATGGTAAAGATATTGATGAAAAGATCTTCGATAATCTTTACATTAACATTGATGCAGCTGCACGTGAAGCTAAGAAACTTGCTGAACTGCGACTGCCTCTCGAAATGCAAGACGATCTGCAAACCCGTATCTACCAAGCTGGTAGAAACGTAGTTGATCAGAAGATGGGTCAAGCCCCTAGGTTTGACGTCCAGACTATGACCAACAAATAACCACCCGTAACCTAAACATTAAAATGTGTAATGGCTACAACTGAAGTATTTTACAACGGTGACGGTTCCGACCTCACCTTTACAATTCCATTTGAATATCTAGAGGAATCCGACGTCAAAGTTTCTGTCGGAGGTACCTTAAAAACTCAAGACACTGATTACACGTTTTCAACTCTAACTGAAATTACGTTTACTACTGCTCCTCCGAGTGGTACTAATAACGTACGAATTTTTAGGGATACGGATATTGACAGTGGAGTCCGCAACGAATTTTTTGCGGGCTCTGCCATCCGTGCTCAGGATCTTAATGATGACTTCTTGCAGGTCTTGTACTCTGCGCAGGAAATCGAAGACCAGTATGTAACTAAAACCGACGGTGAGTTTGATACCAACGTCGATATGAATGATAACCGGATCACCGAAATGGCTGATCCTGTTAACGCTAAAGATGCTGTTAACAAGCAGTATTTTGAAGCTAACAGCTGGGATTCAGATACTGAAACTATTCTTAGCAACGAAACTTGGAACAGCGTTGACAATCAAATTGCAACCACGGCTTCTATTGAAAACCGTGTTACTGCAAAAATTGACGACGCTATCACCAACGACATTGGTACCGATGGTACTGGTATCACTGTAAGTGATGATGGTGACGGTACCATTACCCTTGGTCTTGCACAAAATACGATTGATTTTGATCGGATTAAAAACACCGACATTATCACTCAAGCTGAGCAAGATGCAGGTACTCCTGCTGCAGCTGACTCTAACATCTTTACTGCACTAGGTGCTGCACGTCGTTTCGATACTCTTGTACAAACCGGTACGCCTAGCGGATCTGATTGGGAAACTGGTAAGACTTGGTATCAGAATGATGAAGACAAAACTGTTTACGTCTGGGACGGTAACAGCAGGGAAGCTATCACCTCTGGTGGTGCCTTCACTCGTCTTGATCAAGTCATTTATGTTGACGCTACTAACGGTGATGACAACAATAATGGTCACCGTATTAGTACTCCTAAAAAAACCATCAAGTCTGCGTTGGCTGCTATCAACTCCGACGCTACTTACGGAAACGGTAGCACCATTCTAGTTGCTCCTGGTATCTACAAAGAAACCGCACCTCTGGACATTGAAAAAACTGATGTCTCTATCGTTGGTGCGTCTGTCCGTAACACGATTATTCATCCTACTGAGGCAACTGAAACCAACAGCCTGTTCCGTGTAAACAGCGGTTCGTACCTCGCTAACATGACGTTTACTGGCGTCAAGGCTAGCGGTACCCGTGGTGGCTCTGGTTCGTTGTGGACTGACTCTGAATACGGTCTGCCGCCTACTCAAGGTTGGAACGTTTCGTTCTACCCTAATGCGATGATCTATAAGTCTCCTTACATCCAGAATTGTACTAACTTCTCGGATAGTGAGATTGATAACGATGCTCTGGACTTCTACACGGGTGATTCCGATAGAGGTCAGGCAGGTGACCTTGACTCCGCACCTACTGGTGG